CCGTTTCAAGATGGAGACTGGCACTGCGAAGCAGTCATGGGGATTGAAGAGGTGAGAATACTTCACCACACAGTCACCGATTATCTTGAAAAGACTGAAGATATACCGCCAATCAATAAAGCGTATCTCGAACATATACGAACCAAGATGTTCTCCATGATTGCTGAATACAACCTAGAGTTATAACACATGAATTTGAATATTATTGATGACAAGACTCACAGAGTCAATGATGAATTAAAATATGAAATCTCAAAACTAGAATCACACCCTATCATTATTCTTGATGATGTGTTGGAGAATCCACATGACTTTATAGATCAGGTGGTGGAGAAATTGCCAATGCAATATAATGAATTACATAAAGGCGATCCAGACGAGGTATTCCCAGGCTATCAATCAAATATACATCTTAATTTGGCAGAAGTGTCTAAACTAACTGGACACATGATACAAAAGTGTACAGATTTTAAGAACATAGAACCAGATTTAGTAAAAGTATTTTATCAGATCAACGCCATGTATAGTGATAGGGAAGTTCCTAGAATCTCTATACAACCACACATAGACCCAGCAGTATATGCTACAGTATTGTATTTGAGTGATGGTGAAGGCGGAACTTCATTTTTCACCCATAATGCAACTGGACTAACTAATACAGAGAACATACACAAACCATTCAAAAGAACTGAGGAATATTGGAACTTAAAAGAGTGGGTATATGACTTCTCCCCAAAGGCAACTGAACTTGTAGATAATGACACCATGCTCATTGATGAAGTGTGGGAAGAACAATATCATGTTCCTATGAAGTTCAATCGAATGATAATATATCCCTCATTCATGTGGCACACTGCCGTAATGAAAAATGGGTGGTATAAAGACAAACCCAGAGTTTCAATGTCTGGATTTGTATTTGCTGATTCTTTAAACTTAGACATCAATGCTGAATGAAACAAACGGATTACTTCACTATATCCTTCATTCTGGGAATGTTCTTTCTACACTCGATCATAGAAGATTGCTCGAACTCGTTGAAGGACTAGACTGGCCTGAACCAGATTGCCCTCCGCCTGGAAATTATTACAATATAAAAGGTTGGAGATCATCACTAGAGATAGAACCTCATCATGGAGAGATATTTGATTTGATTCATAAGGCACACATTAAGTTGATGCCTCAAATATATCAACACTACGGAGATACTTTACCAACAGACCCTATCTACAATAAATACTCAGGATACTGGTTATGTAAATACCCAGAAGGCGGTTATCTATCTCCTCATGCAGACGTTGATGCTGATGCTGGTTCAGTAACTACATCATATACTATTAATGATGACTATGAAGGTGGTTGGATCACATTCTGGGGTAGATATAATATTCTCTCAGGTGGCAACTCTGCTCATGTATATCCAAGTAATCACTTGTTTAAACATGAAGTCACACCTGTCACTAAAGGAGAGAGATATTCTGTTATCACTTGGTTTAGTTACGAAAAAGGAAAGGAATGGTTAATTTAGATCACTTAATGTCAATATCTAACTACCCTAATTTGTTTAGTGGAGAAGATAAAGATGCCATAAAAGAGTTAGCAGAGATGTATCCTGACTTGTTTTCCAGTGCTAATGATTCCATAGGACTGATAAAGACTGATGGCGGAGTCTCACAGTATGGATTGAAAGTAAATATCCCCACAGGTGTAGAACAATATGAATACTTTGATGGACATTTAGGAAATAATGTACTATTCAAGTATCTAAACAAATATAAATTCTTATACTTCAAAAATGGAGTGATGACAAAGGAGATTCTGTCATTTGAGGGACCTCCACTAATTGACCCTACGATTGATGCCTTATGTCAACTTGCAACTGAGGTTACAGGTAATACTGACACTTCATCTTTGAGAGAAGTGTTGAAGATACTAGAACCTGATGAGTTTGGGGACTATGAAATATCTACAGCAGACATCAGTAGAGTAGATAAGTCTATTAGAATAGGATTAATTAAGAAATCTACCTCCATACCAGAGGAAGTATTGAAATTATATGGCACTAGATCTAATACAAAGATATATCAAAATATTCAAGGTGTAAGTCAGTTAGTTGATACACTCATAGTTGATGATGAGAATAACTTAGTAGAGATAATACTTGAGTTTGATTCAACTGGATTGGTAAAAGAAATTGGATATGCCTTATCTTCAGAGTTTATGAAAGATGCTCCAGAGGGAACTACTTCTCAGGATAATTTTCCAGTATATCTTGAGAGACACCAATCGCATAATAATGCAGTCGCCACTATCTCATCAAAGACAAAAGAGTGGTATTGGTTATCAGATACTTGGTACAATGAAATATCTGTATGGGAACAACAACCAAAGGCAGTACATGGTGCCACCATTATCACTGCTGGACATGATGGAACTAAGTTAGAATTAGTATATGGTTTAGATTAGATATTACTTACACTTCCAGAATTACTGGTAGTAAACTTACCTTGATTACCTCCAGCAGTTCCTCCTCCTTGGCCTCCTTGACCAGTTCTACTGCCTCTATATCCACAACCCTGTTGATCTCCGCCACCTTGACCGCCTTGATCTCCTCCTTGACCATTATTTGCATCTGATTCGTAAGTACCACCTCTGCCTCCGTTTCCGCCGTCTCCTCCTTTACCACCTGATCTGCTTCCTCCATTACTACCACCGCTTCCACCAGCACCATTTCTCTCTGCATTAGTCTCAACATCAACAAAAGCATTATTTCCATTCCAGTAATATCCCGCTCCTCTACCTCCTACTCCGCCATTGCCACCATTACCGCCCTGTCCACCATTGTTTGAACAAACACGATAAGAACTATTACAGAACCAACCTCTACATCTTCTACCTCCGCCGTGACCGCCGCCACCTCCTTTGCCGCCTTTGCCGCCACCGCCGCCTCCGCCGCCACCGCCTTTTACACGATTGTTTTTGTGGTCATTAGACATTTTAATTGGCGATGAAACGTGCATAGCAACATATCCTGTCTTACCATTACCTTTATTTGCATCTCCACCCTCGCCTGAATAACCTCTGACACAAGGACTATTGGTAGTATTGTTGACATAAACTTCAATGTCTCCTTGACCACCAGTATTGAATCTTAACGCTGGACTTCCGTTTGCGCCTCCAACATTTCCATTAAGATTAAGTGTTTTCTTAAGTGTAGATTGCCACAAATCTCCAGTAAATACTTCATATCTTGCCTGTAGATGTTGCCAGTTACCATTACAGTCTGCAGCAACAGCAGTGGTTACAGTTCTAAAGTTACTAAAAGATATAACGCCACTTGTAGGAACATTGGTGTTCAAAGATATGTCTCCAACTGCACCGCCACGATAGTAACCACTAATTTTATTACCGCCACCCAATTCTGACTTTAGATCACTGAAGGGAATACCACCACTCTGAAACTTTTGAGTATAATATAAATTTAGACTACCATTACCAACAGGACCTGATGTGAAATCTTCGTACACGTTGTTCGATACGTCAGAGTATATCTTGGATACTACACTATCATAACTCATATCGTACATGGCATTATTATCTTCCATGTCAATCACTATGATCTCTGATGCCCCGTAGTGAGCAGACACACCTGTCATATATTTCACACAGTCTTTTAAATCATTATTACTTGTAAACTTTACGCCATTCCTTCTTATGATAGGGTTAACAAATACTACACCCTCTGACCATTGGTCATTGGCAGTGTTAAAGAAGTAGTTTATATCTGAATGCTCTGTTATAAAGTCGTCACTTGATGGAACTATATGTATTCTCTTACCACCCTGAGTGGTTCTAGAAGGGTCATAATCATCATCATAGTACCAAATCTTACAATGGAAGTCTCCTACAGTTGCCAGTGTCTTGTAAACCTTAGTATGCTCGCACATAACCCTTGCTACAGATGGGTTTAACTCATTCCTCTGTAGTTCGGGATTGTTTTCAATCTCGTATTCTATTCTCTCTTGATCGGCACTATAATGTTCGTAATCCATATAAGTAGTGATACCTTGCCAATTCTATTTATTGTGGTATAATATATAGAGTAAGTGCATCAAAATTATGAGTCATAAAGAAGATCTGACTAAGAGAGCGAATGATCTACAGGTAGAGATACAAGAGTTGAGTAAGACCTTTGAACTCAAGAAAGAAGAGTTTTTAAAGGTACAAGGCGCTTTGGAAATGCTTCAAATCTTAGAAAATGAGAAGAATAGTAAAGATACTTGATGAAATTGTCTTAAAGAAGAAACACCCAAAGAATTTTAAAATAATGTGGTTGACAGATGATAAAAAGTCTGATAGAATGGGTGCATGAAACAATTTCCGCCCTCCATTAAAGAATACATACCACTTAAAGGAAGCGGTGTAGCGTATCTCTATGAGTACACAAACATCGAGAACTTGATGAAGTATGTTGGTATTCACTTGGGATTGCCTGAGGACACTTATCTTGAGAGTTCAAAGAATCCTGAGTTTAGAAAGATAATGGCAGGGTCAGAACCTGTTTTAATATTTAAAATACTACAATACGGAACATACAAACAAATGCAAGACGCTGAGCACGCAATCCTCTCTGAGGTAGATGCGAGAAACAACCCAAACTATTACAATCAAAGTAATGGTTCGCCTTCATTCTCACACAAGTCATTAGACATACAAAAGTGTGTTGACATTGACACTAGAAGAAGAAACGGAGAGTTCAATGTAGGTAAGAAACCCATTGATGATTGGGTCAATGTACCAAGATTTCAAGGTAGAGCAGATGAACTAGATCATAAGTCAGTTCGTAAGATCAAAGGATTGATTGAGGCAAATGGTGGTAACACAGACAACTGTGACCCTATATTCATCATACTTGGAGAGTTGAATAACGGAAACCATACTCTCACTGCTGCATCAGAGTGTGCTAAGGTAATTGACATACCAGTTGCAATCTTGCCTGACGATATTGGTAAGACACTATCTGATCTTGAGATTGATTACTTGTCTAAACTTGCCAACAAGGAAGATGAGAAGCACAAAACATCAAACAGTAAGAAAGATATTGTAAAGACTTTGGTTAAGAACAAACTTGCAGACCCAAAGTTTGACTTTGATTCAGCAAGATGCCTTTCACTTCTTGAGGGTTTGTTAGTTAGAACTAAGAACGAACAGAACAGTATCAAGAAAATGGCGAAGTCACAGTATATTACTGAAAAGAATCGTCTTGAGGGTAAGGTTCGCATCAACTGGGAACTAAAATCTAACAAGGCAATCTTGAGTGCTAAGTGTGATGATCTAAGAGACAGTAATACATTAGTATATTCTGCTTCATCAGGTCACACAAACAAACTTGATACTGAATTTATTACTCATATCAACTTAAACC